GGTCCGGCAGGTGCGGCGGCTCGTGCTCCTCGTCGTTGAGGAAGTGGCAGTGGCCAGACTCGACTTCGATGTCGTCGATGATGCCTTGCAGCCGCTCCACCTCGGCGCGGGCGGCGAGTAGTTCAGCGGCCATGGTGCGTATCTGGTAAAACGGGCCATCAGGAGCATAATCGTCGGCCATGATCTCGCGCAGCCGCTCATTACTGATTTGATTATTCATAGTGAATTATCATCCTTTAACTTAAACACGAAATCTTGTTGACTCTCATCCCAACACAGTTCTACCGCACCTCGATCAACTAAACCTTGTAGGGTTTCATTTAGAAACTCGGAATTGATACGATCTAGCATAGGCTCATTTATCATGTACCCGCCAAATTCATCAGGTGGGAATATTTTTCTGTACTTCTCGACAATCTCTTCGGTGGGAATTGTATCAAGGAGAGGATAGCTACGCTTTATTGAGTCGAGGAGTTCAAAAATCACACTTTCGTGAAATTGAAAAGACTCTCCATCCCAATTGTTGAGTTTGTTGTCACCGTGGAAATCGTCTTTGCCGTACTTGTTCATTTTAGTGTCCGTCTTTGTCCAGTATAAAGTGGTCTTCGCCAAATTTCAAGGACTTTATCTCAATACTTTTTAACTTTGAAGTGTGTTCTAATTCACGGATCTCTTCTACTAAATTGTCATAATCCAACTGCATAGAGTTGATTACACTTATTAGGTATTGAATACCTTCTGCGTTAACAGGCACATTGTAACTATTGAATTTAATGTACTCACTTGCAGATGTAGCAAACATCATCGCATCTCCTTAAGTTCTTTCCTTAGTTTATCGAGATTCTCTTCAATCTTCTTGATGTCGATGAAAGTTCTATTCTTGAACTCAGTTAGATCATTCTTAATGATCTGGAATCTCTCGTACATTACCGCATCGTAATACAGAATTAGAACTAATGCAGCTAAAGTTACAATTATTATTGCCATATTAAATATCGTTGATTCCTGAGTTTCTGAGTAGATTAACTGCTTCTGCCTTCATTACTGATGGATTCTTAGGGTCGATGTCGTTCACCAAGACTCTTACTCCAGATCCACAATCGGTGATTAGCTGATCGTAAAAGATTCCAAAGTGATTAAGATCATCCACTAATCTTTCCCGCATCGTACTTGGGCGTCCAGTAGTTAGAATAACGGTATGCCCCTGGCTGTGTAGATCTAGGAGCTTATTTGGTACTCCAGCCAAGACGGATGGGAAACGCATACCTTGCAGAAAGTCCGTGTTGTCGTGGTAAATTAAACAACCGTCGATGTCGATAAAATAAGTCTTTTGATCCATGGCTTGATTATAAGATTTGCAGTTAAAAATTTCAAGTTTAAATTTTTTTGATGCTAGATACTTTTAGGAGGACTAACTATGTTAATTAAACTTAAGTGGGGTTTGAGGCCTGTTGCTATGTGCTCAAGCGGGTGTTAGCGTGGTGGCTCCACACTAATCCACAAAATTCAATAAATTCGCTTGTAGTAAGCTTGTGTTTCATGATGTTTACGGTTTTATGGACCCACTGAACATTATCTATTTTATAACCTTCTTCAGAATTTATTCTATCTAAAGAAAGGGTAGGTTTTATTGAATTTCTTTTTGCATCTGAGTGTGTAATTAAAGGAATACCTGTCAATGCACATTTGTAGTTTTGTTTTTCTAGTAAGTCTTGTAAATAACTTGGTGTAATTGAAAATTCTAAAGTTCTAGAAGGTCGGGTACATTGTCTTTTTATATGATTAATATGTGTTTTTGAAATATCTTTTGTACCCTTCCAACATTTACTTTTATTTCCTACTTTTACTTTTTTTGCATTATTTCTAAAAACACAAGATCTGCATCCTGGGGGATTTGATTTTAAATAGTCATCTCTTCTTTTTAACAAGTCGCTGGAACCACAGGCTATACACTTACACTCCCAAAAAACTCTTCCGCGTGACCCATTTGGTAATCTAGATATTACTTGAAGACCACCAAAAATTCTTCCAGTTAAATCTTCGGATATTCTAGGGGTAGCGTACCTACCTACCCTCCTGCTTGCACAGGAACGACATCTAACCGACATTCTATTTTTTGAGCTACCACAATCGGGGCAAATTCTTTTTTGTGTATTCTTTTTTCTACCCATAGCAGTATGTCCTATAACTTATATAGTATTGAACAACCACTATGATTTTTATTTTTTAAAAAAGTTCAAGTGGGTGTTGAATCAAGCACCTTCCGTGCGATGGCGCATGAGAAGGTGCGTAATCCATGCTGATGCACTTCCAAGACATCCATCAAAAATTAAGCAAACAGTGTTTTGAATAGTATTGGAAATAGGATCAAAAGTTAAAATTGTAGGAAGAAGTGAACAAGGGCTTAGTACGCTTAAACTAAATAGAAACCCAGCCCAGAACCCTACACACATTACGCAATTAACTAACTTGCTTAAAAATGCTGGTACAAAGTTAGTCCGGTGAACAGCATAGGTAATTCTACCACTATCATTTAAGTTATAAGTCTTGTACATCAACCAAAACCTTAATGGTTGAAATAACTTAGAGTTAGCTACAATATTAGCAAATCCGTAGCAACTAAAAACGAAAACAAAGATTGCGTAAAGTTCTAGCATTAGTTACACCGTACAGGTAATCTAAAAATCTTCTTAAATCCTAGTCGATTGGCTTCCCACGTTTCTCGCATATATCCGTTGGAGTTATGTAAGATTACGATTGGAATAGCCTTATTAGTTAATCCCATCTCGTATGCGGTCAGGGTATAGTATAGATCGTAGAAGTCCCAATTTGTAGGAAATTCTTTAGGTTTATTTAAGCCAATCTTGTCTAGAGTAGACTTTCTGGCAGCTAGGAATAATCCATCGAGCACTACTACATTTCTACAAGGCCCAAAGTAATTTGGGGTCATTGTTTTGTAATCGTGACCCTGGAAGACAAATCCACTATGAAGTCCTTGCTGTCTTCTGGTCATATCCCACCAGACAGCATCAGCCCCTAGATGAGTAGTTCCTGCGGGACCAACAAACCCTACATCTCCAGAAATTAATTCTGTAGTTAATATCTCTTTAAATACTGAACCTTCAGATAAAATTTCAATATCGTCGTGGCATAAAATTACTATGTCATCTGGACTAGGATTTAACTTTTCAATACCTAACTTATACCCCTCAAACATTGAATTGGCATCATAAGATACCCAATACTTAATGTTGTTCCTATTAAAATAACTTAATAGCTTAGGTAATGTATTATTTGGTTTATTACTTCTACTACATATCACTGAGTATATCATATATTTAAAGAGATCATAGATGGACCTAAATAAAATCAAGCAAGAATTTGAAAAATGTAAAAAAGACCCAGTACACTTTATTTGCAATTACATTAAAGTTGTACACCCTATCTTTGGTCTAGTTAAGTTTGACCTCTACCCATTCCAAAAACGTCTAGTAACTGAGTTTAAATCTAACAGATTTAACATATTACGAAAATTTAGACAAGCGGGATGTACTACTCTTGTAGCTGCTTATTCTCTATGGAAGTGTATATTTACTGAGCACTTTAAAGTAGTAATCTTGTCTAAAGATGATGATGCTTCAATGGAAGTTCTAAGCCGAATGAAAACAGCTTATGATGAACTTCCTGAATTCTTAAAGCCTAAAGTAATGAAAGATTCAGCCCATGCTATGAAATTTTTAAATGGGTCTGAAATTAAGTCAAAGTCTTCATCTAAGCAATCTGGACGTTCTGCTGCCGCATCGCTGTTGATTCTTGACGAAGCAGCATTTATTGAAAACATTGATACTATTTGGGCTGCGGCATTCCCAGTAATCTCAACTGGTGGATCTGTTATTGCGCTTAGTACAGTAAATGGTGTAGGTAATTGGTTTCACACACAATATATGGGGGCTGAAAGAAAAGAAAATTCATTCAACTGTATTGATATTAAATGGAAAGATCATCCTCAGTACTTTAGACACCCTGGGTATGACATTATGTATGAACGTCTCATGCAGCAAGATCCTCCAATGTCTATAGATAATTGGGAGAAAACAACTAGAGCAGCAGTATCCCACAAAGAATGGCTTCAAGAGTACGAATGTGTACTTGGGGATACTATGATTGAAATATTAGACACTGAAACTGGATTTAGTAAAAAAATAAAAATAGAAGACTTTTACAATTTATTAAATTAGCCCGAATTCCTAGGAAGTCTATATACTTTATATGGAGCATTTAGTGTATAAATTAACTGGGTCAAATGGTTTGATTTACATAGGCATAACTTATTTAAACGGAATTGAAAATAGAATAAGTTGTCACAAAAGAAAAACATTTAAAGATGTAGATTTCACTTTTGAAATTTTACATAAATCTAATAATCGTCAATTAATAGAAAACTTAGAAGAAGTTGAAATAAAAAAACACAAAAGTTATGATCCTAATATAGGGTTAAATAAAACTATGAATGGAAAAGGATATAACTACAGTTCCGGTTTTACTACAAAAGGTTTTAAATTTTCTGAAGAGTCGAAATTAAAAATGAAGAAATCTGCAAAACTAAGAATAAGAAAACGTGGGTATAAACTTTCAGAAGAAACAGTGAGAAAAATGAGCGAAAGAAATAAAGGGAAAATAAGTTGGTCTAAATTAAACATAAATCAAGTAAAAGAGATAAAAAAAATTTATTTAGAAAAGCCTGTATTGCCAAATGTTGGAAAAACACAAAAAAATGGAAGAACTATGTCTTATGACCAAGAATTTGCAAAAACTTATTCAATAATTTACAATGTGACACCTCAATGCATTAAACATATTATTACAAAAAGAAGTTGGTCTAATGTTTAAGCAAAATTCAAAATACTTAATCAAAACAAAAAATGGTTTTGAATTTTTTTCAGGTGTTAACAAAAAACTTTCACCATCTTATATTGAATTAAAAACAAAAAATACAAAATTAAAATGTTCTGAATCTCACAAAATTGAAACTATCGAAAACAAATTTATTGAAGCAAAAAATTTAAGTGAAGGTGACGTAATACTTACAGAGTCTGGTATTGAGAGTATTGAATCTATCAAAATAATTAAGGATTCTGTATTTGTATATGACCCAATTAATACAGGCAAAGATAATTGTTACATATCAAACGGAGTAGTAAGCCATAATTGTGAATTCTTAGGTACGGGAGACACATTCGTAGATGGTGAAATACTTAAACAACTCAAAGAGCAAATTAATGAAGATTATTCAACTAATTACAACAATCGTCTTCGTATCTGGCATAATCCTAACCCTAGCCGGGATTATGTTATTGGCGTGGATACTTCAATTGGCAGAGGATTGGATGCCTCGGTGGCGCAAATCATTGATTTATACTCCGGTGAACAAGTAGCAGAATTTAGATCAGTTAATACTCCAATAAATGAATTTGCTAGAATTGTAGTAGAAATAGCCAGAAAATATAACACTGCTTACATTATTCCAGAGCGTAACTTAATTGGTCATAACTTAATTTACCACATGAAAGAAGTAGAGGAGTATGAAAACATATTCCTGGACGATAAGCATGAGCCTGGAATCCAAGTTGCAGACGCAAATCGACGGCAAATGTTGGTTGAAATGGATGAGGCAATAAGATTAAATAAAATTAAAATAAACTCAGATCGGACAGTTGATGAGCTTTTAACCTTTATTATTGACGAAGTAGGGCGTTATAAAGCCGACGTTAATTGCCATGATGACTTAATTATGGGTCTAGCCTTGGCAGTTTACGGTTTTAATCACTTAAGAGCTAATACTCCTATGATACAACATCGTCCTAATGATGAAAATAAACTTATTGTACCTGTATCCAGGGCTAAATACATGATAAGAACCCCAGGTGGTTTAATTGAAGAAGAAGATCTTAAATGGTTAATAAGCTAGAAGAAGGTTACACGGAATTTAATCCTAGCCGGGGCGGGATTTCAAGCTGGTTCGGCTCTTGGTATT